GTACTGGGCGACCCCGCGGCCCCTGTAGCCACATGGGAAAATCTCCCTACTTCCTGCCTAGAACCGCTCCAGGAGCGCATCCGTGCGTGACGTCGACCTCACCGAGGAGCAGGTAGCCGAGGCCCTGGGGGTCACCACCAGACGGTGCCGGCAGCTCGTCACCGAGGGCGCCCTGGTCCGCAGCCGTCAGGGTAGGTACGGCGCCGTCGCCTCGTGGAGGGCCTGGCGCGAGCACCTCGAGGCGAGCCGCGCCGAGAAGGCCGAGGACATCAAGGCGGCCGAGTTGCGCCTCGCCCGGGCGAAGGCCGACGCCGCCGAGGAGAACCTGGCGATCCTCCGCGGCGACCACGTGCCCGTGGCCCAGGCCGAGGCCGAGGTCTCCCGCGCCGCGTCCGCCGTCGCTCAACGGCTCCGCTCCATCCCTGGTTCCGTCGCCCGTCGCCTCGAGGGCCGCCCCGCCGGCGAGATCGCCAAGCTCCTCCGCGAGTCAATCGCCCGGGCGATGACCATTCTCTCGTCCGTCCGCGTCGCGCTCGTCACCGAGGACACCCCCGAGGTGGTGGACGATGACGCGGAGTAGCGTGCACCACAAGCAGCCAGAGCCCTGGGTCATCCGCGGCACCCGGCAGAGCGTGGCCGACCTCGTCGGCGTCATCTTCTCGACGCTGCGCCCGCCCTCCACCGAGCCCGTGGCCGACTGGGTCGAGGCCAACCGCGAGCTGACCAACGACACCAGCGCCGAGGCGGGCCCCTACGACGTCGGCCGCATCGAGCCGCAGCGCGAGCCACTCAACGCCATCGGCGACGAGATGGTGCGCGAGATCACGCTGATGTGGGCGTCGCAGCTGGGCAAGACCGAGATCAAGCTCTCGGGCATCCTCTGGGGCATCGACCAGGACCCGTGCCCAATGATCGACCTCGAGCCCACGCAGGACGACGCGCGCAACATGAGCAAGGAGCGAATCGCCCCGGCGATCCGCAACTGCAAGGCGCTACGCGGCAAGGTCCGCGACGCTCGCAGCCGCGACTCCGAGAACACCCTCACCACGAAGCGCTTCCCCGGGGGCCACCTCGCCATCACCGCGAGCCACTCCCCGGCCGGTCTGTGCTCCCGCCCTCGCCGGTTCATCTTCGAGGAGGAGTGCGACCGCTACCCCGAGAGCGCGGGTGCCGAGGGCGACCCGTGTGCGCTGGTCGAGAAGCGCGCCTCGACGTTCTGGAACCGAAAGGTGATCCGCACCAGCAGCCCCACGGTCAAGGGTGCGAGCCGCATAGAGCGGTACTTCGAGGCCGGCACGCAGGAGCGATTCCGCGTCCCGTGCCCGCACTGTGGCGCGAGCCACTGGCTCAAGTGGCACCGCGTGCGCTGGTCGAAGCTCGAAGACGGGACTCCGGACTTCGCCTCCGTGCGCTACGAGTGCGAGGCCTGCGACGTGGCCTGGACCGAGGAGCAGAAGAACGAGGCAGTTCGCCATGGTTCGTGGGTGGCCGCCTACCCAGAGCATCGCTCGCATCGTTCGTTCCAGCTGTCCTCGCTGTACTCGCCGCTCGTCACCCTCGAGGAGCTCGTCCGCGAGTGGTACTCGTCGCAGGGCGACACCGAGTTGATTAAGGTCTTCGTGAACACCCGGCTGGCCGAGACCTTCGAGGAGCTCGGCGAGAAGGTGAGCGACCTCCCCCTCTTCGAGCGCACCGAGGAGTACAACGCACTCGAGGAGCTCCCGGCCGGCGTGGCCGTCATCACCGCCGCCGTCGACACGCAGGACGACCGCCTGGAGATCGAGATCAAAGGCTGGGGCCGCGGTCGTGAGTCCTGGTCGCTGGAGTACCTGACGCTCCAGGGCGACACGTCCGACACCGTCGGCACCCCCCGCAAGCCCTCCGTCTGGCAGCAGGCGCGCACCATGCTGGAGTCCCGCCGCTACCGGCACCCCTGCGGCGCCAAGCTGCAGATCGGCGCCGTGGCCATCGACTCGGGCGGCCACTCTACGGACGCCGTCTATCAGGTAGCCATGTCTCCCTGGGCGATGCGCTGCTTCGCCGTGAAGGGCCACAACCTCCCCGGGGCTCCCATCTGGCCGGGCCGCAAGGGGCAGACCGGAAACAAGGCGCGATGCCCGGTGTTTATGGTTGGCGTAAACACAGCCAAGGACCAGGCCTTCGCCGACCTCCAGAAGCAGATCCCTGGCCCCGGCTACGTCCACCACCCCGCCGCCTACACCCGCGACTACTTCGCCCAGCTGGGCTCCGAGGAGCGGGTGCAGCGCATCCGGGCCGGGCAGTCCTACACCCTCTGGGTCAAGCGCGCCGGGGCCCGCAACGAGGCATGGGACCTCCACGTCTACAACCTCGCCGTGCTCGAGGGTCTCCACCTCGACCTCGACGCCCTGGCGGACGACCTCGGGGCGCCCGTCGCGAACACTGACGCCGTGGCCGGCCAGCCCGCCAGGCGTCAACCATCACCCGCACAACATCAACCCTTCACCGCTCGGCCGCGCCGCGTCGTGCGCCGCCGGCTCTTCTGACCGGAGGCCCCCGTGGCAGGTATCACGCTCGCCCAGGCCGAGGCCAAGCTCACGTTGTGGATGGCCGCTGAGGACGCGGTGGCGAACCGCGGCCAGGCCTACTCGATCGAGGGCCGTTCGCTCTCCCGCGCCAACCTCGCAGAGATCCGCGACGCCATCGACTACTGGGATCGTAAGGTCAACGAACTGACGGCCGTGGCCGGCCGTGGCCGCCGCGTGTCCCGCGCGGTCCAGGAGGCATGACCATGGCCAAGCTGCCGCCCGCCCGCTCCGCGCTCGTCCGCATCGTCGACGGCGTCTACTCGGCCCTCTGGCCCCGCGAGGCACTGCTCCGCGAGCACGCCCGTCGGATGCTCGCGTCGAACGCCTGGCCCTCGACGTCGCGCTCACGCTCCAACGCCTATCGCTCCTTTGTCGGTGCCGGCGGATCGCCGTTGGCCGACAACGACGACAACCTAGCCGAGCTCCGCGAGCAGTCCCGCGGGCTCGTCCGCGGGAACCCCATCGCCGCTGGGGCCATCCTCGGCAAGGTCGGCCCCGTCATCGGCGTAGGGCTCAGCCCCAACGCGGCCCCGATGCGCAAGGTGCTCGGCCTCACCGACGAGCAGGCCGAGGAGCTCTCGTCCGAGATGGAGACCCAGTGGCGCCTGCACGCCGACTCCCTGGACTTCTCGGCCTCGCGCGACGCCAACGCCGCCGAGCTGCTCGGCCGCGCGTTCCAGGCGATGCTCGAGTCCGGCGACGCCCTGCTCGTCCGCCGCAGCGTCCAGCGCAAGGGCGGCCTCTTCTCGACGTGCTGGACGCTCATCGAGGGCGACCGGCTCTGCAACCCCGACGGCACCGGCGACACCTTCGGCGACGCCACGCATCCCGCCATCGTGTCCGGCGTCGAGTTCGCCATCGGCGACACCGACGGGACGCCCGTGGCCTATCACGTCTGCAGCAGCCACCCCGGCGACTACGCCGCGCGGTCGCAGACCTGGAGCCGCATCCCTGCCCGCGACGCCGACGACAACCAGGTCGTGCTCCACCTCGCGCGGAAGGCGCGCCCCGGGCAGGTGCGCGGCATCCCCGACCTCGCCCCGGTCATCGAGATCCTTGGCCAGTGCACCAAGCTCAACGAGGCCGAGCTCCAGAGCGCCGTGATCGGCGCGCTGATGGCCGTGGCCGTGACGACGAAGGGCGCCGAGGGCATCGCCACCGGCGTCAACCCGAGCTTCGAGAGCACCACCTCGACCGACGGCCACGCCGACGAGAAGCAGATCCCGGCCGGCGCGATGTTCGACCTCGACGTGGGCGAGGACATCAAGCAGATCGAGAGCAACCGCCCGTCGCCGCTCATCGAGCCGTTCCTGATGGCCCTCTACCGGCAGATCGGCCCCGCGCTCCAGATGCCCGTCGAGGTGCTGATCAAGCACTTCCAGAGCAGCTACAGCGCCGCCCGGGCAGCGCTGGCCGACTTCTGGGACTACGTGCTGCGCGAGCGCTTCTGGCTCGCCTGCCACGTGTGCGCCCCGTGGTACGCGGCGACCATCTCCGAGGCCGTGGCCCGCAAGTACCTCGACCTCCCCGGCTTCTTCTCCTCGCCGCTCCGGAGGGCCGCGTGGCTCAACGTCGGCGCGTGGCTGGGCACGGCGCAGCCCCAGCTCGACCCGCTCAAGGAGGTCAACGCCGCCCAGGCCCGCGTCGACGGACTGTTCAGCAACCGCGAGATAGAGGCCCCGTCGCTCGTCGGCCAGCCCTGGGAGACCATCGTCGAGGGTAGCGCCAGGGAGCGCGCGAAGATCCGGAAGCTCGGCCTGCCGACCGGCAAGCAGATCGGCGAGAGCATCGAGACGGAGAGCACGGCGAACAGGCCCGGGGCGCCCGTGGCCCCGAGCCACGACGAGCAGCCCGGCGAGGACGACGTGGCAGAAGGGCGGCGCGGATGAAGTGCCCCGCGTGCAACGGCCCGGTCGAGGTCATCCGGACCCTCGACGTAGCGCTCGGCATCCGCCGCCGCCGACGCTGCTTCAAGTGCGGCCACCGCTTCGGCACCATCGAACTCGCCGAGGCGCCGGCCGATCTCGTGGTCGAACTCTCCCGCGGGCGTGACCCCGACAACCGCGCCAGGGTCTACGTCAAGCGCGGGGCAGCCGCTCGCGACGTCCAGGGGCGCTACCGGTAGCGCTTGAGGCGCTACATAGGCACGGTATAAGCCGACCGGTGTCGTAGCTCACTCTGGTTATGTGAGCACTCGCACGCGCGCCCTGCCGATGCACCTGTTGGATCGCGTGGTCAACACGCCGCTGTTGCTGACCCCGGCGAAGGCCGCCACGATCCATGAGGTACTCTCGTCCCCCGAGCACCTCTCGGCCGCTGCGCAGTTCGCCGACTACGGCCGCGACGACGAGGAGCCCCGGCAGGACCCGCCCGAAGGACTCGCAGTCATCGACATCAGCGGCACACTCGTCGCCCGTGGCTGCGGCTCGCTCGACGCGCTGAGCGGCCTGCGCTCCTACGAGTCCATCCGCGCCGACCTCGCCGAAGCCATGGCCGATCCGGGCGTCAAGCGCATCGTGCTCCGCGTGGACAGCCCCGGGGGCGAGGCGGCCGGAGCCTTCGACCTCGCCGACGAGATCCGCGCAGCGAGCGCGAAGAAGACCATCGTCGCCATCGCTGCAGACCAGGCGTGCAGCGCGGCCTACCTCCTCGCCTCTGCCGCCGAGAAACTCTACACCACGCAGACCGGCGTACTTGGGTCCATTGGCGTCGTGCTCCTCCATTGCGACAGGATGGCCCAGGACGTCGCCCGGGGCCTGCGATACACCGAGGTCACCTCGGGCGCCCGCAAGGCTGACGGCAATCCCCACGCCGCGCTGCAGGGTGGCGCCTACGCGGCAATCCAGGCCGAGGTCGACACCCTTGCCGCCCTGTTCTTCTCCAAGGTCGCGGCCTTCCGTGGCCTATCCCTCCAGTCCATCCAAGACCTGCAGGCCGGGGTGCTCCTCGGCCAGACCGCCGTCGACGCCGGACTGGCGGACGGCATCACCACCCTGGCGGCCCTCACCGCAGCCAGGGGCGAGGAGGACCGCATGACCAAGGACGAGAAGAAGCCCATGGCCGCCGAGGCGCCCGCTCCGGCGCCGGCCATGGCCGCCGTCCCCGCCGCCCCGGTGGTGGACGTCGAGAAGATCCGCGCCGACGCGATCGCCGCCGGCCGGGTCGAGGGCGCCAAGCTCGAGCGCGAGCGCCTGTCCGCCATCGACGCCATCGCGTTCGACCTGGCCAGCCCGCTGGTGGCCAAGGCCAAGGCCGACGGGATGAGCGCCGAGGCGTTCGCCGTCGAGCAGTGCAAGGCCGAGAAGGCCAAGGGCTCGAAGCACCTCGAGACCCTGGCGGCCACCGAGGCCGAGATGGCCAAGGCCAAGCCGTTCGCCGTGGCCCCGAGCTCCACCGGAAAGCCCTCGCTGGTGCTGCCCGATCGCCTCGACGCGACGAGCACCGCCGAGCAGATCGCCCACGTGTACGCGACCGTCCCCGCGGCGCAGGAGCACACCTCCATCGCGTCGTTCACCGCGTTCGTCCAGGACGAGGGCTTCGCCCTCACCAAGAAGGAGGCCTAGACCATGGCCGCGAGCAGCAACCTCAATCGCCTCTACGGCAACGGCGGCCAGCGCGTCATCGCCGTCAAGGCCGCCAGCACCATCTACGCCGGGACCGCCGTGGGTCTCGACG